TTTTCAAACATCCTTTCTGCTAATTATCTTTTTCAGTTATCAACTATGCCACTTTTGGATAGTAAATCTTCCAAGGCAGCGTATCGAGGTCTGTATCATCTTCAATATCTGCGTGACAAGCAAACGTATAAGCTCCAACAGCGCCCTCTTTTGATTTTCCTTCCTGCTCCATTCCGGAGGTACACAATGTGTTCTCAAAAATCACAATAATGTTTCTGCCATCCAGCATCTGACCAACAAATGCAATATTATCGTAATAATCACCATCTGAAAGCGAACTTTTAGATTCAATGAGTGTATACGAACTGTCTTCTGAACTTCCATTCTTGCCGATAGTGGAGGATTTAATAATTTCCTCTGTCAACTCAACAAAGTTAATTTCCATTTCTGCTGTTTCACCAATTTTCTGTTTCAATCCTTTCGTTGGTACAAGCACACCATCCACTTCAACATCATAAAACTCCGGTATAATGGACACTTTAGAGCCACCGCTCGTTGCTCCGATGATTGACTCTTCAAAGTTCCATCCGCTTTCCGCTCTATACTCTAAATTTTTGTGAATCGTACCGGCACCAAAAAGAATGTTTTTCGGGGTTCCGGTTGTCACACCTGTTTTTCCTGCTTTTGACATAATTATTTCACCTTCCATTCTTTGATTGTTAAATTAATTTGTATCTTCTTCAACGCAGCATCACCTGTCGGAACAGCGAAACTGTTTGAATAAAAAATAGCCACACCGGAACCACTCGCCGTAATTTCCGTGTGACCATTGACCGCATCAAAATATGCTTGTATCAATTCTTTTATTTCTTCTAAAGAAAGCCATGTCCCCCTTGTATATCCAGTCAGAATAAAGGATGACTCCTGCAAACCATCTTCCGTAGTTTGTTGTGTTTCACCATACTCACCAACAAAATATGGATACTTTATTTCTGATGTCCATTCCATAAACTCATAATTCAAACCAAGGCTTTCCATCGAATCCGATATAATTTTTAGGATTTCTTTTGTCATTTCCCCAGTCCTTTCAATATACTTTCAAGTCTTTTCTGGATGGCATTCTTTTTTGCTAAATATGCGGTGTAAAACGGTCTTTTTGCCCTTTTGCCGGAAGTCTCAACATAGTCCACACCGCCTTTTCCATGCACAACTTTCATCCCGTAAGCATCAACTACATTTTGGGAAATCTGACCCTCTGCATTACCAATAGGTATATACCATTTTCCTTTGCGGCCATCGCCATTCAATGCATATTCACCGGTTCCAAACTCTTCCCAAATTGCATTTTCCATTGGATTTCCAATAGTAGCTTCCAGTTTTGATTCATCTACCTGGTAAGTCCATTCGCTTTTGGTTTTACCACCGCTAACCTTTCCTACGGCGGTATTCCTTTGCGTCTGCGAAACCAAAGCACCTGCTGCCTCATGAAGAAACGCTACTGCTTCGCTTTTCATATCTGCTTTAATGCGTATATGATTATCTTCAAATTTCACGGACATCCTAATCACCACCTGTATATTTCAAATAGATTTCTATCTGTTTATGCATTTCCATCGGATCATCTATCAGCATCACATCATATGGCTTTGAATTTACCATCATTCTTGTACTTTCAGCCGATACCTTAACAACTTTTCCATCAACTTCAAAAACATCAGGAATCGGCATGTAATCCATTAAGAACACATGCGTAGATTCCTGTATTTTTGCATTGAATGTTGCATACTTGGAATCTCCTGAAGAAAGGTCAAGCCATCCACGCAACGCCATAACATCGTGCCATGATTTCACGGATTCTCCGATTCCATTCTTTGTGGTGGCAGATACTTGAAGAATTGCCGTAATGTTTCCACCAATCATTCAAATCCCTCCTAAAACCTTGCTTTCATGTAAGGCTTCAAAAAACCAAGCAATGACTTTGGATAGCCCATTGAAGAATTATCACCATCCATATTGAAATACGTTACGGAGTGTCTGCTGAGTGTCTCCGATTGGATTCCCACTTTATCACGGTTTTCCAAATCCCATTTCAGCATGTTAATAACTCCCATCTGAACGTCCTTCGGATATTCAATTTTGGTACAAAGAACACGTCCTTCATCCAATACAGTCTCATTCACGGTAAAGATATCCTTTTCCACTTCTTTGACCGTATACAGCCCCTCATTTAACTGCGATTCCGTAATTTGCACCGTATCACCAATCTTGAAGGGTGTTATGTCATCGGCGAAGAAAAGACCGCCAACAATATCAGCGGTTCTTCTATATGCTCTTTTCTGAAAATTGTTATTCGTGTATCTCCTGATAAGCAGTTCAAGTGCCTGAAGTTTTGCTTCAAGCACATTGTCTGTCAAGTCAGATTGCACAAATGTTTTAAACTCTTCAACTGACATTATCATAAGGGAGCCTCCTTATTTACCAAACTTACCAAGAACAACCTTTGCCGAGTTTGTAAGTGCAACACCGTAATACTTAGCCGCCGTAATATCATGGCGCTGTTTCTTCGGCAGCCACTCGTGGTCAACCTGCGTATCTTTCTTCAAAAAGATTGTAAGAGCCGGAAGTTCATCTTCCGTATACTCAGTCTCAGGAGAATCCGGCTCCATCTTAATAACAGGGCAAAGATAAGCAGCAGATGCAGCGGCTACCCCTTTTGTAGTAGTTGCTGTTACTACTTTCATAGAGCCTTCTGTCACAACTGCCGGCAGTCCGGAGCCTTCTTTTCCAGAGTCTTCCGTTGCTGTAATCGTAGTTCCTGAGGATGTCCACGTATAGCAGGAAAGCACCTCATTTTCTGAATCATTCAGTTTAGCAGCCAAAGCAGTTGCATTACCGGTCGCAGTATCCGTTGATAACAAGAAATCCGTTCCGGCCACAAATGGTACTCCATTAATAATAATTTTGTCGCCATTCGATGCCTTTGTATCGATTTTGATTGTGTAAACACCGGCAACGGCATTTACTGCGTCAACTACTTTTACCTTTTTAGATTTCTTAATCCAGCATCCTGCAATTTTACCGATTGCACCATTTACCGCAACACCTGCCTGGAATTTATCAGCAGATAAGAAATCCGGGTCTTTCAAAAGTGTTGTTTCCTGTCGTGGATGAATGAACATAACTTTATCAATACCATCCTCTTCATCCTCGAACTTCGTCACACAGTCAACCACAGCATCATATCCAATCGGATTATCTGATTTATTTACTGTAATCGGTGCTGTATACGCTGCGTCAAGCAAATCATTGTCAACTTTTCCAATGATGGAGTCTGCAAGCTGTTTTTCCGACTGTCCAACTGGATTTCCAAGACCTGAATTAATTGCCGTCTGCAAAATGCCAATGGATTTAGCGGCACATTTAATTGTGAAAGTTGTGCTGCCCGCTGTCAGATTGGTCAGTTCAATCTCATCGCCATTTTCATTTTCAGGATCGAAATCCTGCGCATCTCCAATATAATTCCACGAAGGAACCGTTTTGGTATCTCCCGGTACTCCCTGAAGCGTAGTATCCACTTTGGCATAAGGAATAAGTTTTGCCTGTGCATTGATTTTCGCTTCAATCATGTCACCCATAACCTGTGGGTTAATAACGTCATTTAATTTTGTTGCTGGCATATTTTTTACCTCTTTTCTTTCTTATTTACGAATTCATTGCAGCCGCATACGCCTCCGGATTTTCTTGTGCAATCCTTGCACGTTCCGCATACGGTTTTTTCAGCAATTCGCTCTTTGTTAATGTGTCCTCGTTGTTATTGTTAGGAAGCGTATTTGGTGTGATGATTCTTTCACCACCTGAAGCACTTTCAAACATTGCCGGGAACTGCGTCTTGAGACCTGCAAGCATATCATCCCAGCCTTTGATGTTATCATTTTCATCCAGTTCCAGAGACAAATTCTTTTCCTTCATCTTCTCCTTTAATTTGAATGACAAATAGTCAACATCAACGGCATTCTCAGAAAGCAGGGCAACCTTAACTGCGGATTGCAATTTGGTTTCCGCAAGCTGGCTCTTCAGGTTTGCAACTTCTGTTTCATAACTGCTAATCTTCTGCTGCAATCCTTCTTCCCCTTTGGTCGCTTTTTTCAAATCAGCAATCAATCCATTTGCAGTTGTAAGTTCTGCATCTTTTCCGGCAATCAAATTGTTCAGTTTTTCAACCTCGGATTCATACTTGCCCTTTCCAACATACTCGCCTTCTGACAAGTCAGCATATCGAACATGCTTTAACTTGTCAGGTTCCTTTGCATTGACCTCGTCAAGTTTAGCCTGTACTTGTGCATACAATTCTTTACCTAACAAATCTTCTAACTTCATATCATTTCCTTTCCCATGCCGACAAACTTGCAGCATGCGTGGCAGTTTTATATCCTTATCACAGGGATAGATTCAGCATAGTTTTCATGTCATAAGCCTATTTTGGACATATAAAAAGGACACCATTTCTGATGTCCTTATTTGTTAAACCAGTGCTTTCGCAATTGCTTCTGCACATTTTGCCGCATTCCATTTCTTTGCATCATCTTTGTCATCAACAAAGCAGCATTCAATCAACATTGCGGGGGATTTTGTTTTTCTAAGCACATACAATGATGTGTTTACCTTTACACCTCTGTTTGTGATGCCTAATGCTTTAGAAATGTTTTTGCAAACCTGTTCGGCATCTTTCTTTGCTTTGGAAGTATTTGAATAGATATATACTTCAACACCGCCCGTTTTTCCGTCGCCTTTTAAATCATCTCTTCCTGAGTTCAGATGGATGGACACATCACGCTTCACTGCATGTGCATTGCATTTTTTCACAATCTTTGTCAGGCACCCTGACTGTGTTGTTTTCTCATCGCATGTGCAGTCATAAACTGTATGACCTTCCTTTTTTAATAATACAATTACTTTGTTTTTTACTTTGCGTGCTTCTGTAGATTCTTTCAGGATGCCAACAGCACCTGATGCACCTTTTCCGTCAGGACAATGTCCTGCATGAATATTAAATTTTGCCATTTCTTATTCTCCTTCCTTTGTTTCAACTTCCGGAATACCTGCAACCGATGTCAACATTGACAAAACACCTGCCAGTGCCGATGCAGATACTACCATCAACCAATTAACCTGATTAATCACTGCTGCTGTTCCAATTGTCGCCACAGCAGTTTGTGCGGCAGTCTTGATTGCTCGAATTCCTGCCGCTTTCAACCATGCTTTGTTCACCATTTTCACCTTCTTTCTTTATACATATAAAAAAGACAGCCTTTTTGACTGTCTTTGATATCAATTTTATTATTTATCTCGCTTGTGGTCGCAGATATTCTTCATCCGGTTGTTTTCCATCCCTTATACATCGATACAAATACGATAATATTCTATATACCATCAAAAAATAATCATCTCGTGCCATATAATCTCCTTTCAAAAAAAGCACCTTGCAATTAACCGCAAAGTGCTTTTATAATACTTTTTTTACATCAGCGATACTGATTTCTTCCGTGTCAATATCACCGTTCCTCTCTATATCAGCAATAAATGATTTTTCATCTTCAAATATTTCAACTATTGATGCCTTACTTCCATCTTGCATCAAGACTCTATCGTACTGTTTAATTTTCATTTTGTCGCCTTCTTTCTTGTTATGTAAACACTTGTCAGTCTCTTTTCCCCACATTATATCCTATCAAGAATTGATTCACACATTTTACCATGTTCGGTTACGGAGTAATCAGTATTAAAACCTTGTTTTTGCAAGTATTCCGTCACTTTGTCTTCTATAACTTCATACTCTTCATCAGAAATATCTGTGTCAAAATTGACTGATACTCCAATATTTTTCATAAATTCGATTTGCTTTTCCGAAAATTTCATATCAATCATCCCTTTCATATTTCTTTTTTAGCCTTGAACTTGTTTTCCATGATGTAATTACCTTATTTGTTTCCGGATTCAAAACAACCGTTGCATCTTTACCAATATATTTGATGCTTTTTCTTCCATTCGCATCTATAACAACATTCCCTTTGAATAATGGATTTTTTAATGCGTCATCAATCTCTGCATCCTTTATATCTCTCAATTGCATTCTTTCAGAAGCGTGTTGTGTCTTTTCTGCAAACAGCTGAAGATTCATTGGTAATATTGTACCACGTTTACCGATTTTTTCAACCGAATTAAGGTATTTAATCTTGAAATCATCAAAATCCTTCTCCTTGTCCAATCCAAAATAGTCAGCACGCTCTCTCAACGTATCAAGTTCGGATTCATCAAGTTCCCATCTTGCCCTCTGCAATAGGCAGCACCGGCAATTACAATCCTCTGCTGGGTCTCCAAACATCCCCGGTGCTTCAACTGTCATTCCACCGACTTCAAAATCATCATCGACATCTCTGATTTGTCCATCCAGTTCCCGGTGATGATCTCTTGTGTGTCCATCCAGTGTAGCGTCCCACTGTTTCAGCACGTCAGCACCAGCAGACTTCGCCGTCCTCATTCCATCCAGTGCAGAAGCCTGTGTGATTCTGTGTCCTTCCGTTCTTGCAATACGCATGGAACGATTAAAACCAATCCTTGCAACATTGTTTAGGTTTCTTGTTACATCCTTATAGGGAAGTGCCTGTGCAACTCCTCTTGACACTTCACTAGTGATTCTTTTCTTCAGGTCTCCAACATCTTTGCCTAACTTTGTGTATAGACCTTTGGAAATCTTTAAATCCGTTTGAACAGCCTTCACCATTGCCTTTTGGTCAATTGGCATTATCAACGGAATCCCCTGACCATGTAAATCATACATTGCACCAACAAAGCCGGATGAATAGCAGTCCTGCAAATAGTTATGTATCTTTTCATACTGCCCTGAATTTAACAACTCAAGGGATGCTTCAATTTGCTTCTTCAGTCTATTCTGATACCCTACTTGGTATATCTTTGACTGCATTGATTCATCAACCATCAAAACGGCAACCTTTTGATTGATGTCCGTAAGCGCTTCTTTATATATCTTTTTCAAGTCATTGATGATTTTCTTTTCATCCCTCAGTTGTGACTTCAGGACTTCCTTCTGTCTTTGATTCATCGGCACCACCTTCTTCCGGTATTACACTGTTCAATGTCTGTTCTGCACCCATCAAATCATCTTCCTCTGTTGGCAACTTATCCTTGATGGCTTCATAGTCAATATCAAGCACATCACAAATATTCTGCACTAGTGTTTCATTGTCAAGCTGTGCAGCGATAGACAGAAGTGTATTAATTCTTGTCTGCTGTTCCTGCGCCTTTACAAGGTCAATCTGAGCATTCTCCTGTGCATTGCTCATAATCTCATGGTCAAATTCAAAGTATATGTCACTCAATTTATAACCCGTTCCGTTATTGTCATTGATTTCCTGAATAACAACTTTCAAAATCTTTTTCAAAAACTGTTTTAACCTGATTTCTAACTTGCTGCACTTCAAATCAAGAAGAGAGTACGCCGCTTTGATTGCTATGTTGGTTGTCGCATTTGTATCTTTTAACCCAGCCGTATTCAATCCCATACCAAACCGGTATATATTCTTTTCATCCAATTCAAGTTTTACTTGTCTTGCCTGAAACGGTACATCCACGGTTTTAATGTCAACACCGGCACCGGTATCTGTCGATTCCATGCCGATAATTTTCTTAGTTTTCAAATTCTGCTGCAATTCATCCAATGAATCCCCTTCAAACCCTTTTACTACATGAATGGGAGTGTCAAAATCAATTAAATTGTTTGACAGCGAGGATGCCATCAAATCATAATCGTCTATCAACTCTTTAACAGTTTTCAAACAACTAAACTGTTTCTTGTTGTTATCCAGTCGAAAGAACGGAATGAAACCAAAGTTCTCATAATAGGTATTGTTATCATTCATCTTTTTGTACAGCGTATGAGGCTTTGGATTAAGTTTTTCGGAATCATCCTCCACAATCTTCCCCTCATCTGTCTGCACAAAATAATAGGTTTGGTCTTTATCCCAAACCTGAATCCTTTTGATTTTCTTATGTCCCTTTTCTATCCTGTCAACATACCAGTAAATCACATATTCTGTATTATCATCCGTATCCTTTGCCCTTACCTCAATAACACCAATTGAATCCGCACACATAAAGGAAATTCTATTCTCTGCGTTTTTGTACGCATACATATATTCAAATCCTTTCGACATACAGCCGGTCAAAACCTCGGACAACTCCGCAACAAAATCCTCATTCTGGTTAAAATAAGAATCTAATTCAGCTTGTAATTCGGCATTATTGGATTTAACAAATCCATCCTTTCCGGACAACACATACTGTACTGCCTGGTCAACTAACTCTGTAAAGAACGGATGCGGAATCTTCACATTACTTCTTGTTTTATCCTCAACCAATTCGCCATCTGCATTGTAATAAAACAGCCGGTACTGCTTTATATCATGGTCTCCGTCATAGTACGCCTGCCCTTTTCTTGCAAACATCTTCTTTTCAGACGTTCTATCCTCGTCAATAAATCTTTGTATTTCTTCGATAGTCAACATATCCTTTTCACCTCCTGCTTTAATACAATGTTCTTTTCTTCTTGCGCCATCTTTCCACGCCATATCTCAATGCAGCAATTGCATCGTCCTTGTATGGAACCGGCTCATCCAGATATTCTCCTGTGCGCTCATCTCGTTTCCATTTCCACTGTTGAAGTTCTTTTATGGTATTCACACACGAAGGGTCCACGTGAATCATTCTCTTTATCACCTTATCCTTACGAACAATGCCCTTCAGCCAGTCTATCTGTGCCGCTTGATACTTCTTCTCATTTGTTTTTTCTTTTTCTACTGCCTTTGCCCGGTACCCTGCATTCTTCCATGTTTTGATTCTGTCCGGCTCTGCCGAATCACACCACATCTCCCTATCTTCCGGAATATGCGCCTCTTGTGCAAGCGGTATAATCTCCGCTGTTTCCTTTTCAAATACATAAACCTCTTTCAGGATATAAATATCATCATCCTTTATCCCAAGAAGAAGAATTGCATTTGCGTGGTTAAATCCAAAGTCCTGTCCAATTGCTACATCATCATAATCCTCCAGTGTCTGCGATAGTTCTTCTACTACCCAGTTATGAAGAATAAGACCGCCAATCTCGCCCCATTCTCCTAATCCGTAAATCTGATAACCATCCGGGTCAACTTCTTTTCGTCTTTTCATTCGTGCCCTATACGCTTCATCAATAAAGCGATTCATAAGATACGTCGAATGATGCGTCATTACATTTTCATCCGGAATATCAAAAAAGACTTTCTTTATCCAATGGTTTTTATTCACCGGATTGAAAGTCAGTCTAATCTGGTAAAACTGCCCTTCGGGAAGTTCTCCACGTAATCGGTCATCTATAATTTCAAAGTCGGCTTGCGTCAATTCCGTCGCCTCTTCACACCAAACATCTGTCAGTTTCCCCTTTTGGAATGTGATGGATTTCAGTTTTTCACGCTGCTTATCATCATTCATTCCCCGGAAAATAATCTCATTTCCATTTGCCCTGCATGTCAATTTCAACGGTGATTTCGTTATCTGCCAGTACTGCTCAGCCTTATCACCTAACATTTTATATATAGCACCCGTCAATTCAGCAAATGTGGAATCTCGGTTTGTTATATCCGATTTGCGGATACACACAAGATTTCTCCCCTTATCCCTCATCAAACGAATAATATAATTCTGCGCAGTGTCAACGGATTTCCCCGAACCGGCAGAGCCTTTCATGACTATGTAGCGTTTCGTGCTTCTGTCAACTTCCTTGAAGCAGGGATTCATCTTAACATTTATGTTCAAATTAAATCACCGCCATTAACAAAGCATGCATTTGCTTTTAAGCAGATATCCCCATCTGTATCCTCGAACAAAACAGGCTCACGATTAGCAAAAACCTGATATTCGTAGTTGTTATGAAGGATGGCTGATTGTTGCTCCACAAACGTATCATTTTGAAATTTTAACGGAAGACAAAGGATAACTTTCCGTGTCTTTTTCTCGTACACAACCACTGTAAACATTATTCATCTCCATAATCAATACTGATGTTCAGTTCCGTATCAACATCTGCTTCAATCTTATCTGTGTATATTCCATATGCCTTTCCAAGAAGTTCAGCGGCTTTGTTTGAATCCTTTATCATGGCAGGGATTTCAACAACCTTCGGAACTGTCTGCTTCACCGTCTGCTTTCTCATTGTTCCGTTTGCATCGGGAGCAAATAACGACTTTTCTTCCTGCAACGTAACAACAATGGATTCCGTCTTTTCTCTTCGCATCACCGATGTAAGATACTTCATAACCTCATCTTGTTTGGCAATCAGTTCAGCTTCTTTCTCCGCCATCCGTTCTTCTATGTATTTCTTCAATTCAGGTTTCTTCAAGTTTTCATTTCCAATTGAATACGCCGTCTTTTCCGAATAGCCACTTCTGATAGCTGCTTGCGTGGCATTTAAGTCAGTCAGGTATTCATCACAGAATCGCTTCTGTTTGGCTGTCATCTTAGCCATCACAATCACCACCTTCCAACAAAATAGCCATGCAGGTAGGAGAAAGTGGACCCTGCATGGCATGAGAAAAGGGCACTGACGTATAATCAATGCCCTTGTTTGTAATCCTTGCATGATAATAATAACATAAGTCGAGTATGTACTTCTATGTACTCTTTAATTTTCTTGCAACTATTTTGCCTTAAATAAATATCTATCGTCCATTTTTTTCTCCTTTCAAACGCACCAGTTTCCCAGTGCGGAATTTGTTAATATTTAATATCAAATCCACCCTTTTTATTTACCCAGTCGATAGCTTCTGCGTATGTAATACCATTATTCTTTAGTACATAAAGCAAATTATGAAATTTAGGATGTGTATTTTTTAATAATTCAAATCTACCTTTTCCTTGCTTTTCTAAATGGCATCCAAAACCACACAAAACACAGCCTGTTCTTTGACATTTTGTTGTTCGCAATAATGCTCTATTGTCGTTGAATATCCCATAATCAAAAAATGATATTTGGTTTTCGCATTGTTTCATAGTGGTATAATCAACAACTACTTCTCCGTAAACAGAACATATAGGTAACTTATTTTTTACTATATACCAAAGTACATCCTGCTCCGTCCAAAATGACATTGGATTACTTTTTGGGTTTTTGCTTTCAAACGAATTGCATCCATGTTTTATCCAATTGCTTTTCCTTAGGTTGCTTTCGCATGCCATAGTTGCAATAATAGGTTTTCTCCCAGTTTGCAATTCATATGTATGAGCAGGATTTTTTTTCATTACCCGACAACACTTATTAGATACATCAAAAGGTGCATTTAACATAAATAAATATCTTGACTTATCATACATAGAGCCAAAGTCATCACATTTTAAACCGAATAGCTGTTTAACTCTGACGGGTGCTCTCAATATCTCACTGGGGATATTCCCCGTTCTTAAGTTTTGATAAGCTATATTTTCTTTGTCTTTTCTTCTATCTATTCCAATCAAATCGGCTATTCGATAGGCAAACGGAATAATACTTTTCCCATCTTTCTTTTCTTCTGTAAGTATTGAAATGTATCTTCTACTATCAGAAATGCATTCCGATGTTTCTTTTGAAAATAATGGAAATCCATACTTGCTACATACTTCTGCAAATGAAATTTTCGGTTTCAAAATTTCAAGATTGTCAAATGTCATAGCAAATTGTTTTAATTCTGGATATTGTGTCGGAACATCCACAAATACAAGTGGGATATTCCTATATCCGCAAACCACTCTGACTATGTGTGCCAAAACAGTGCTATCCTTTCCACCGCTAAAACTTACATAAACACCATCTTCACCAAACTGATTTACCCAATCATCTATTCTCCTTTTTGTCATTTGTACTTTATCGTCCAATGACAAGGATTGCATCTGGTAAAGGTCTGTAATTGTATGTCTATTTGCCATGTAATACCGCTTCCTTTCTCTATGTCTCCTCCATTTCTTCAATCCTCCCAAAACAATTCAATAAGTTGCACTTTTTTTTACTGAGGTGGCTGCGCAGACATATATAAAACATGAGTTTTAACAATAGGAGGTGCAACGCCATGCAACAAACATTTATAAAATGGCTTAAGAAATTGGAAGATTTTTATTTTTTCCATATCCGAAAATATTTGAAAAATCCAAAGGTGGAATTCTTTACATATTTTTTATACACACTAGCAGAATCCATTCCATATGTTCCAATTCAAATTCAATGGATTTTAACTTTAATAATTAATCTTCCTTAATTTCTTTATTTGGATAAGTTCTAGCGAATAATCTTCGTTAGAATTTATCCTATGCTTTACCACTCCGGTTCCACATCAGGTGCCTTTGGCATATAGCCATCCTCAATCTCAATCTTTCGCAATGCATATCGCATGCTGATTTCCTTATCATCCCATGCATACGCATAGCCATCTGGAGCAAATGTACTCTTACATTTTCGATTACAGCGGTCTATAATCGTTTGATAACTCATGTAATTCTTTCTTGCCGCTTCCCGCGCTGACGAGTACACTTCTACCACTTCACCATTACAATCTATTTTGGCAACTGGTTGTCGGCGGCTCTTTGCCCCCGTGCGTTTTCCTAGTTCACGTTTGCTTATGTATGAAATATTCTGTATATGATTTTCATATTGACATCCGTTTTTGTGGTATGCCACATGTCCCGGCGGCGGAACTCCTAGAAATGTTTTCGCAATCAACTGCATCACAATTTCTTCTCTGCTCTTTCCATCCCTAGTTAATTTAACAATCATCCTTTGGCTTCCACTCATATGCTTATGATATGGTCTTAGCAAGCGTGTTTTTCCTGATGAATACACACGCCGAATATTTCCCTCTGTATCCGCTTGATACTTTCCGTCATAACCGGGAATGTCCTTCCATGATTCTTTCATGTGCCGCTTTCCTCCTCATAAAACTCGTGACTTCCGTCAACCACCTTTTCTTCCTCCTCGTCCTCAAACGACCAGCCATACAATCGAAGTACCTTATAGCCATCCATAAGTCCCTGACCGTTCTCTTTTTTATAGGTTCCGTCATATTTAATCAACTCAGTTCCATCCATCTCTACGTTGAGAAGCACTAACATCTGATGGAGTATGCTCAATTTAGCCGCTTTTTCGGATACTTCCTTTCTTTCCTCCTCTGTACATTCATAAAGCGGTTTTCCGGCAAAGAAGTTGCTAAGCCGTGACGGATAAAGACACGACTGATTCAACACAAGTGCGCTCCACAATGCATCCTTCACCTTTTCCTCATCCTTTATCGGAGCAATTCTTCCCTCGACAATATCCATCACAAAGAGTCTGCGGCGTTCATCTAACTTTTTCAGAACATCTTTCATGTATTTCTTATTTGCTTTTTGTTCCTTTTCCTTCTGTTCTGCTGGTGTCAAACTTTTCTTGACTGCCTTTTTCTTCCTAACGACCTCAATCTCAATCCAATTAATGTAATAATAAAGTTTTTCATTCTGCTTATTTTTTAACTGGATACTCTCCAGCACCTCGCCATTTATTTTGAAACTCTTTACTTTCTCCCATTTGTTTCCGTATTGTTCCCTTACATACTGTTTCGGAGCCTCAACCACACCCAGTTCTTTCAGCATTTTAACTATGGCATCCGCTTTCTTATCCCTCTCTTTTTGTTCAACGTAAGAATGAACCCTATAGACTAAATTGCGATTGTCCGTGGCTTCACGGAGAATCTTATTCCGTTCTTCCACATCCTTAATACGTTCCAGTTCATAGAGGTCTTTCAGGGACAATTGAAAATCCTTATCCTGCTCTTTATTTTTCAGCTCGTCCTGGTCTAGTTTAGCAATGTTCAATCGATGTTTAATTGTTGTTTTGCTAAAACCAGTTTTATCTGCAATCGTATCCTCCGTTTCGCCTAAATCGAGCATCATCTGAAATCCCTGCGCCTGCTCCCAGACCGTCAGGTCTTCACGCTGCATATTTTCTTCCAGCATGATAGAAACCTGCTCTTTTTTGGATATCTTACTAACAATCTTGCAAGGGACCGTCTCTATACCTGCCAGTTTGGCTGCTGCCAATCGTCTATGTCCGATTATTACATGAAAATCACTGGACAAAGATTCTGTATCCGCATCCGGCTGTTCCTCCGGTTCTTCTGTCAAGGCCGGCAGAGGAATTACGGTCAAGTTCTGCATAACGCCCTGCTTCTTGATCGATTCTGCAAGTTCCGTTACATCCCCGACATCTTTTCTCGGATTATCCGGATGTGGGTAAATGTTACTTACGTTTATCATTACAATTTCTTTTCTGTTCTGCATTGTCTCATCCTCCTATTTCTCAAGCACTTCCGGAAAGAAATCAAATAACGTTGGTGCCGTTCGTTTCGATTCTTCCTCTTCTAAATAACCAACTCCATCCCGGAAATAATCCGGATTTAACTCGCACCCCATTCCGGTTCGTTCCATCTTCACCGCCATCATTGGTACCGTCATGAGTCCTCCAAATGGGTCATACACTAAATCTCCCTTGTTGGAATAACGGTTAATGATTCGCTCCACGATATCTAACTGTAATGGACACACATGCATCTGCTGGCGTCTACGGGACTGCGTTGTATTTAATGTTCTCATACGGTTAATATCATCCCATACCTCTAAATCGTTCCATGAACCGGGAGCAACAACCATGAATACGGCCGGCAGTTTACCATCCGCATCTAACTCCTTTGCCAACTTTACATGTTCCGTATAATCGTATACATTTTCTCTGCTGTACTTACGATATACAGCCTGCAAATTATCTACAGAAACATTCTTTAATTCCTCTTTGCTCACAAGCCTGTCGCCGGAACTTCTCCAGTACCCATGCGCATCAATCTGCCACTGCGCCCTGGTATAATCTTCTTTACTTTTGGATACCGGCACATCAGCGTACGCATTCGACCGATCCGATGGCAGTTTGCGGAAAAGCAGAATATATTCCGGGCATCCAACGCCCATTTTAGAACCATCCTTGCACTGCTCTGTCCAGCCAAGACGATACGTCTGATTATTTTCACGTACCACGTCAGTAACAACCGTAATCATGCCAAAATACTGAAAACCATGTTTCATATAGTGTTCAATACACAACGCATGAAACGGTTCAATTGTCGGCATTCCGGTTCCCGTTGCGTTTCCAAACAGTACCCGGTCTTTCACGTGGATTGCTGCCACTCTTCCCGGTCTCAACACCCGAAGTAATTCCGGCGTAAGATAATCCATCTGCTCAAAAAAACGCTCTGTATTCTGATTGTGTCCAAAATCGTTATAGTTCGCTGAATATTCGTAGTGATTTCCAAAGGGAATGGAAGTATGTATCAAATCTACGCTGTTATCTTCCATCCGTCCTGTGTACTCTACGCAGTCATCATGAACTGCCTTATAATATTTTCCTTTTACCTCCACTGGTTCAACACCCATCTTTCTCTCTAATCCATGCGCTTTCCCTGCCTGCGAAAGCCCATACTTTTTCACAATTGCAATCATCTTTTCCACCATGTGGTTATGGTTCTTCCACTTTGCCATCAGCTCATCCTTAATCTTCTGCTCATTATCCATATAGATAATATCTAGGATGACCGGCTCCTTTTGCAAAAAGCGGTAACAGCGGTGCACTGCCTGAATAAAATCATTAAATTCATAATCAATACCAAGAAAAATCTCCCGGTGGCAATACCGTTGAAAGTTACATCCGGAACCTGACAATGATTTCTTTGTTGCAAACAACCGGGTCTTTCCGTTTGAAAAATCAAGCACCCGTTTTTCACGAAGGTCATAATCCATTGAGCCGTATATATCGACCGTCTCCGGTAATGCCTTTTTGATTGCCTTGCGTTCCGCTTCCAAATCGTGCCACAGAAGAAAATGCTCCTCCGGTGCCGCTTCCACTATCTGCTTCATCTTCTCAACACGGCGTTCCACGCTTTCTCTCTTAATGGCAGCAGCATCTTTCAAACCGGTACCCGCTTCACGGAAAAGTAAAAACTGACCATCTTTATCCTCCACTTCTTTCCCGTCGTTCTTTAATTCATGCCACCGTATCTCTAACGGTGGAAGAACATATCCATCATCTGAATACTCCGGTGACAAATCTGACGGCATCGTTACAAACAACGCCCAGCTGCTAACCCACAGCCAAAACTCATCTTCCATATTGGGATAAAGCGTCAAATGATTGGCTTTTGTGCTGTCTCTCTGAAAAAACCTTGTCAATGCCTGTCCGGTGTCCATCACTTCCAGATAACCGGCATAATGAATCAGTTCTTTGTATCGGTTCGGCGATGGTGTAGCCGTCGCAACCAGTTTATAGGGCACGTTTTTGAACTTATCCAAAAACGTCTGATATGTTTTACTGCCAAAACTTCGCAAAACACTCGCTTCATCCAGTGCAGTAGCCATAAAATAATCCGGCCGGATATCCCCATCTCGAACTCTTTCATAATTGGTCAATAAAATCTGTCCGTCTGCTGCTTCCACTTCTTTCATTGTCCGAACATATACCGGTGCTTCGTAACCTAACACCTCTACAGCGTCTCGTGTAAACTCCTGCTTTACACCAAGCGGTAACACAATCAACGCCTTACTGCCTTTATTTTTTGTCGCCTGATAGCAAAACTCAATTTCCTGTATTGTCTTACCTAAACCAAACGATTCAAACAAGGCTCGTTTTCCACCTCTGAGCGCCCACACAACCGCATCCCTCTGATGTGGTTTAAGCGCCTGATTAATTTCCTCCGGATTTATCTCAAACCCGGAATCCTTTGCTATTTCAATCTTTGATTTCAAAAACTCGTTATAAGTCATTTCGTTCACGGAGTAAAGACGTCTTTTCCGCTGGCCAGCAAACCTCTTACTCCTTTCTTTTTACAGCCTCAGCATATTTTGTCCATTCATTTCTTCTCTCTGCTTTGATTCGCTGTTTTTAATAAACTTAGATGTTCCACGCAGGCTTTTTATAATACTGTCTGCACGCTTTCTCTCTTGTGCGTAAAATGCTTTTGCCTGATTCACACTGCTTGGCAGATAATAACCTGCGCCATCCTGCGAATTGCAAATACATACCCGCCTTCTGGCATCGGCTATCATGCTCCGCATGGTTCTGTCACCTACACCGACCACCCGGCATAATTCCTTTCTTGTCACTGCATTTTCAGCACCAACCGGAATATAATACTCGATTTTACATCGTTTCATCGGTACCCTCCTACACGATTGATTCTTGACACGCTTCCCGCCTGCAACATCTCGGCCACTTGATTTTCTGAAATTTCTAACTGCTCCGAAATCTCTTTTGTTGTATGACCGGTACTATGCATTTCAACCACCATAGCACAATAGGTACTGTGCTTAGACTCTAAATACAGCTGGTCAATCAACTCCGTAATTGCTTGCTTTGTGTCCTCAATCAATTTCCTCATGTTTCACATTCTCCTTTCTTGTAACCGGCTATGTCAGGCTCTGCCATCCAATATGGCGTCCATCTGATTCAATGCCCTTCCGTGCAGTGTACATACCCACTTGTATGTATAACCCATCCTGCAGGCGATGGCTTCCCATGTCATGTATTGAAAATATCTGCAATACAGCAGGTTGATATAATCCGCATTCTCCATACAGTCAATTACCTGCATCACATTTCGTTTCATCGTGACAAACCGGTCAATATCTTCTTTGATTTCCTCCTGCAAATCCATAATCTTGTCCACAGTATCCGCCATTTTCTGTTGACTGCCGGAAGATTTCACCCTCTCACTATCTGAGGATGCCGTTACTTTTGCAGCCATACAGCGAAGCCGTTCCACCTCCTCCATCTTGGAATGAATCAAATTATCCAGCCTTTTAATCTGCCTTAAATACTCAATTGCTTTCACCTATACCTTCTCCCTCCTTAATCCACCGCATGGATTTCTCGAATGTTTCTGTGCAGCATGGTTTTTTCCAGTGCTGACATTTCCGCTGTGCTTCTTTCCCTCTGCGGAAAATGATTAAATGAGTTTTTGTTCTCCTTTTTGCCTGACGCTCTTGGCTGGTTCAGATAATTTTCAAACTTACCGCCAAAAAGAGTCTGCGGTCTTAAAAACTTCTCCATATCCGTCCCCTTCCATTCTTCCGTCTTTTTGTCAATCACAGTCAGCAAATCCTTTTCTGTATATCCATCCGACAGCCTTGCAGTTATAACACGCTTTGTACTCTCGGTCTGATACCGGTATCTTGTTCCGGCTGCCACATTCAAATGCGTGACGACATTTTGAACTATTTTATTATTCTTCCCTTCTTTTATTTCTTTCTTTTCTTCTATTGTTGTCGTTCGTTTGTCGTTCGTTTGTCGCTTGCTTGTCGTTTGTTTGTCATTTGTTTGTCGACTGTTTGTCGCTTGCTTGTCACAATCTTGATAACAATGGTAGTTTGTTACCGTAAATACGCTATATTTTGAGTAACTTTTGATTGTCACTTCGCCCGTAGACTTCAAATGATCTAACCCAGTTCGTATCTCTCTGGGCGTCATATCCGTCTCTTCAGCAAGCCTCGCCACCGATGACACAAATGAGCCTTTTGGTATCTCTTTTCCCTCAAACCTGCCATCCTTCCAATTGGCTTTC